TCAAATTTGAAGGATCTCCGCCCAGCGACAGAATAGATCGCGGCGGCGGCCGAGCTGCTCGGCACGGTTGTAGGCGGCCTCGACCTTGCTCTTGCGCGAATGGGCGAGCGCCAGGTCGATGAGCTCGGCTTCTTCGGGCCGCATCTCGTTGAGGATGGTGCTGAAGCTCGAGCGCCATCCATGGGGCACATGGCGACCGGCATAGCCGGCGCGGGTGTAGAGATCGCCGATCGCGCCGGCGCGGATCGGGAAGATGAAAGAATGGGTATCATACCCATTCTTCTGCAGCGCTCGCAGGATCTCGACCGCTGGCGGGCTCAGCGGCACCAGGTGCGCGTTGGCCGGGTCAGCTTTCTTGGCCTTCTTCAGCTTCATATGGCTCGCCGGGATCCGCCACAGCGGCTCGGGTCCGTCCAGGTCCTCGACCTCGCCCCAACGCATGAGGCGCAGCGGACCGATCCGGACGGCGGTCAGCGCCAGGAATCGGGAGGCAAGCTTCACGATAGGCGCGGCATCGATGAGCTCGGCCGCGGCGAGCAGCTCGCGCACAAGATCCGGTTCGAGCAGAGCGGGGTGACGCTGAACGCCGATCGGCGCCGGCGCGAGCTCCTGCGCGATGAGCGCGGCCGGGTTGGCCCTGGTCAGGCGCCGCACAATCGCGAAGTCGAAGATGCTATCCAGACGCTGCCGGATCCGGCGCGCCGTCTCGTGGGCGCCGCGCGCCTCGATCGACTGGACGAGCTCGAGCAGATCCATCGCCTCGATCGCGCCGATCGGCCTGGTGCCGATCGCCGGAAAGACGTCGCGCTCGAGACTGGCGATGACGTCGCCGGCGTGGATCTCGGACCAGCGGTCCTTGCGTGCATCGAACCAGGCGCGCGCGATGGTTTCGAACTGGTCGGCCGAACGGCTGGTCTTGCCGGCGGCAGACGGATCGACGCCCTGCTCGAGCAGCTCGCGTGCCTCGTCTGCCCGGGCCCGGGCTTCGCCTAGGTCGAGCACGGGATAGTGACCAATCGACAGCAGCTTCTCGCGGCCGGCGAACCGATACTTCATACGCCATGCGCGAAGGCCGGTGGGCGCGACGAACAGATGCAGCCCCCGCTGGTCGAACATCTTGTAGGCGGTCGCGCGCGGCCGCGCGGCCCTAACCGCTGCGTTAGTGAGCATAAATGTCCTTGAGAAATTTAGCGGAAGAATTGTCACAGCGCCGTGCGGCAAAGCACGGGCTTGACGGCGCTCCACGTCAGCCTGCGGCGGCGATGTAGCTGAGGCCTTCGTCGTGGGAACCAGAGAGGCGGCAGAACCTGCACTTGCTCAAGCGCGGCGCTCGCGGGAGTGCGCTCTTTGGATCAAGGTTTGTCTCACCGTGGAAATTGCGATGAGCATCTCTCAGAGGAACAGAAACGGCATTCGCTCAAAAATCGGCGCCCGGGCTCAATTGGTCTGAGGTGGCGGCGATTAACATGTGTTATAAATGTGATGGTGCGGTCGGGTCCCGGTTGCATGAAATTGGGGAGAGAGTTTTGAGCGCTTCTGTACCGGTGCTACTGGTCGAAGATGAGGCGGTGCTTCTGCTGCATCTTGAAGATGTGCTTGAGGAAGCCGGCTTCGCTGTCGCTTCCGCGAGCGACGGTCAGCAAGCAATCGATCTGATCGCGGCATGGAACCAAGAATATGTAGGGCTTATAACGGATATCCGTCTCGGTCAGGGCCAGGATGGATGGGAAGTCGCTCGGGAAGCTCGCAAAAGAAACCCTTCAATTGCGGTCATTTACATGACCGCCGATAGTGCGGCTGATTGGTCAGTTCGCGGGGTTCCAAACAGTCAGGTGTTGCAGAAGCCGTTCGTGGACATTCAACTGCTCACCGCGCTTTCACATCAGCTTAACAAAATTGATTCCGATCCTGACTTGGGATCGACCTTATGACCCGCTATCTAAAGGCTTGAGGTAAGGCCCATGTCGCGGCGATAGGACACCACCATGCCTGAAGACTTATCACATTTAGGCGTGCTTGCAGTCGAAGACAATGTCGTACTCCTGATGCACCTTGAGGACATGTTAACTGACTTGGGTGTCGGTTCAGTCTGGAGTGCAGTGTCTGTTGGCGAAGCTGAGGTTCTCCTAGACGATCGAACGTTTGATCTCGCGATCATCGATGTAAAGTTGGGCAGCGAAAGTGGCATAAAGGTCGCGGACAGGTGTCACGCCAAAGGTATCCCTGTCATTTTGGCAACCGGCTATGGGGACGCCTTAGGCCATACGTTACGGCGTGGGGAACTGGTGCTGGCGAAGCCGTTTAGCGAGGCGGATTTGGTCGGCGCGATCAAAACGTCATTCGAGGATTGACCACAAGAGTTCGATGGACACACCCTTCGGTTTGGAATGGCTTATGCAGAGACGGCTTCAGCGGAGGCAGTTTTCCAACGAAGATAGTCCGGACTGAAGCCGCCCAGTTTTGACAAGGCCTGCCAGTCTAGAATTTCGACGATCTTGCTCCGAAAACTCACTAAGCGCTCTTCATTGAGACTGCGGATGGTTCGATTGACGTGGACCGCCGTCAGCCCAAGTATCTCACCGATCTGCTCCTGCCTTAGATCGAGCTGGAACGCGCTCTGCATCATGTCGCCGGCAATCCTTTTTCGATAGGACAGCTCACACAGGAAATGCGCTAGCCTGGAGCGAGCTGTTTGCTGGCCTACAGCGGCGAGCCATTTCGAAAGAGTGCCGGTTCGGACACCTTCGTAAGCCAAGAGGGCGGTGCCAAGTTCCGGGAAATGGGAGAGGGCCTCTCGGATGGCTTCGAGCGGGATTGCTAGCACCAGAGATGGCGTCATCGCTTCCAGGGAGAACAGCGAAACTGGTGCATGCACCGCCCCCAGATCGCAAGCGTCCCCGGTGATATAGAGGCCTACGCAATGAGATTTGCCTGAAGGGACTCGCGCGAAATGCCCCACCTCGCCGGTCAGCACCAAATGGCAGAAATCCGAGGATTTGCCGGCTCTCACAATCGACCCGTGGGTGTCGTAGAGTGTCTCGCGTCCTTGAAGATTTAGCAGCGTTTCGCGTAGCTCGGCGCTTATCTGAGCCAGACCTTCAAGACGTCGAACAAACAATGACACGCCCGCTCTAGTTCTCATTTAAACTCTCAATACTGCGCTTTTTGTTAACTTAGGACAATAAAGCGGTGGCGCAATCCTGGTTCCCACACGTAGGAATTGCTTGGACACCCCCTCCGCTTTGGGCACACATTTCTGCGGCAAGTAGGCGCTTCATACCCCAAGCGATACCCCGCTTAGGTGCGGCGGCCGAGAAGGAAATAGATGCGGTTGCGGCTGGCGTTCCCGTTCTGAAATCGCCCGATATAGTTCGGCCCGTCCAAGCTCTCCTTGAACCAGAGCAGCGCATCTCTGAATTCCGGTTTGTCGCTGTGCCGCCACAGGAACCGCAGGGCCTGCAGTGTATCGGCATTGGCGCCGACCTGCTTATCAGAGCGCTCGGCTGCAGCGTCGATTGTCTTTAGCGCCTCGTCCAAGTCCATCGTTGACGCTTAGCGAGACGGGCGCCTCACTTGGAGTCAGATTTGCTTTCGTCGCCCAGGAATGCATCCCGCACCCATGCCTGCAGGCGAATCAAGCGGCTGCGGATCTCGCCGCCTATATCGAGTGTCTCGATTGACCAAGACAGCGCTTCGGCTCCGGCCATCTCGCGCTTTCCCGTGGCGCTAGTGGTCCTGGTCGGCGGCTGCGTGAACGTCGGCGGATCCTCCATCAGCTCGGCCGCCGGCCATTCCCCGGCCGTTCGCGGCCGAGACTGCCCGCTCGAGGAGCTGCACGCCGTCATCATCAACACAAGGCACGCCGTAGCCAGGACGAACAATGATTTTCGGAATGTCACGGTAGATCTCCCTCATGGCGGCGCGGCGGCCGCTCTCGATCCGGACCAGCTGCGCCTGGACGCGCTGCGCGTTGGCGACCATGTCCTCTGCCTTGACGAGCATGCGCTGCGCCTGCGCGGCCTGGCGTGCGGCCGCGCGATTCTCGCCGACATCGATGCCGTAGAAATAGATGCCGATCGCGAGCAGCAGCCCGCCGATCGCGCCGGCGCTGGCGAGCTGCAGGTTCATGCCACGCTCCGCAGGCAGAGGGCGCGCTCGCGGCCGCGACGCCCGACCAGGCCGGGAAGCACGCGGAGCGGCTTGCCCGCTTTGTTCCACATCGTCATCGCGTCGCAGCCGGCGCGAAACTGGCCGGCCTTGAAGCGGCGCGCCGTCGTGGATCCGCAATAGCCGCCCACGCCGATATTATAGGTGAAGGAGACAGTAACAGTGCGCAGCTCGTCGAACCCGGGCCGCCAGATCTCCGGCGTGCAGCGCTGGACGCCCTGGGCGTGGGTGATCAGCTCGCGCTCGAGCAGCTCGGCGCATTGCGCCTCGGTATAGCGCTGGCCCATCTTCACACCCTCGGTGATGCCGTCGCAGGCGGTCGCCACTCCGACGGCATCGAGATAGGCCTTCAGATATTGGGGGCCGCTGATGTGCTTGACGGTCGCGGATCCGTCATTGGCGATCGTCACCGCGACTTTCCGGCCGCTCTCCTCGGCCGCGACCATCGTCATCAGCAGCGCGGCCGCGGTTGAACCCATAACGCCGGCGAGGGTCAACTTGCCCGGGCGCGAGGCGAGTATGGGGTTACTCACCGCCGCGCTCCTCGCGGTCGGGGCGGCTGTTGCGCGCCATGCCGAAGAGTGCCTGCACCGTCTTGGTCTCGTAGATCCGGATCATCGTCCAGACGATCGAGAGGAGCGCGGCGATCGCGGGCAGCAGATTGATGATGGTGGCGACCGTGGTCGTGACGGCGAAACCGTCGACGGCATGCTTCGCCACCTCGATCGGGTCGAGGCGCATGAGTGTAACCTTCGTTTGAGGGGGGAGCAGCACAGCGAAGAACCGGAATAATTATATTTCCGATTATCAGTTGGATACTTCGCGTCAGAGCAAGATTGCTCCGTTTCGAGCCATTCTTGCGCAAGATTTGCATCGCATTTCGAAGTCTTCTGAGTACACCAAGGTACATAAGCAAATGCGGGGGCGCACTTTGAGGGGACAAGAACGGCGGGCCAGCGAGATGCGGCGCGCCTATAAATCATTGCCAGTTCAGCGGAATTGGCAACGGAGAGCCATCTACTCTGCAAAGATCTCGCTGGGCTTCCTAGCGATTATCGGATTCGCCTGGTTCGTCTTCTCCTCGAGCGACCAGCGAGAGGAGCTGGACTATCCGGGCCAGGGCATGACGGCAACGACCGTGGCGCAGCCGTAGCCTGGACTGGATCAATATTCGCCGACCAGCTCGCGGCCGCCGTCCTGCAGGGGATAGTAGCGCAGTAGGCCCACCTCATCGCCCGTATAGGGCATGGCGGGAGGCACGCGGGCGCCATCATTATACCTGGCATAGTCCCACAGGGCGACGTCGTGGATGCCGCCCGTGAAGAAGCTGTTGTTGTTGATGTGCATGATGTTCATCGTCGCCGCAGCGGTCACGGTGAGCGGCGTGGTACCCTGCAGGATGATGCCCTCATCGACATTGTCCGTGATGTTTCTGACATAAAGGCGGCGCGTGCCGGCCGCGGCGTCGCTGACGTCGCAGAACCAATATTCCTTGCCGACCTGCGGGGTCCAGGATGCGGCCGTGGCGAAGCCCTGCACCTGCGGGCGGTTGGCGGTGCTGAGCCCGATCCAGTTGCCGCTCGTGAAATAGGTGACCAGGCCGGCGACGACGTTCTGATACGCCGCAGGCATCGTCAGGAAGAACTCAAGGGTGATCGTTCGGTACGGGATCGCAAAGGAGCCCGCATTCGCTCGGGTGTTGCCCGCCGCGCCGTTTAGCTGCGACCGGCCGGAGGTCGGCGCGGTGTTGTAGGCAGGGTTCGTGATAGTCGCCGGGCAGATCGACGCATTCATCGCCACGTAGCCGGTCGGCGGCGCGTTGATCGTGCCACCCGGGCTGGGCGCCGCGACCTCGATGCCGGTCGGCGTCGGGAACAGATGTCGGCCAATGCCGGCACCGTCGCTAAAGTTGTCGCGGATCTGCAGGGCGTACTGGCCGGTGCTGATTTCCTCGCCATGGGTGTAGATGCGGAGCGCATGGCCGTCGCCCGGATCGGTCGACAGTGTGATGAGGAACTGCGTAGCGTTGACGCGGGTCACCGAGGAGACGGTGAATTTCGAGCTCAGCGAGCGGCCTGCCGCCGGCGCGCGCGAGATGACGCGGAACCATGACGTCGGATCGCCTTCGAAGACGAGATCGTTGGCGCCCGAAGCGTGGGTGACGGTGCAGAGGATCGTCGCCCCGGTGCGGACAGCCGCGGTGACCTCCGGGCCCTTGTTGTTGGCGCCGCGAAGGAGGTGCCAGGAAAGGCGGAGCGAGCCTTCGCCGCGCGGATGCACGTTGTCGTACAGGCGCAAATCCATCGGGGTGAACAGGATGGTGTTGGGCGAGCTCTCGGCCCAAAGCTTGTCGGCGTAGCGGCCCGTCCAGCGCGAATGGAAGGTGCCGTTCTGGCCGGTGTTGTTCCAGTTCGGGATCGTGATGATGTTGCGCTTGACGGTCAGCGGGCAGCTATTGAGCGCCTGGTAGAAATCGCGCGTATAGTTGCGCCATCCCTTGGTGAGACCGGGCGTCGGGGTGTTGCCCTGGGCGTCGGACGCCCCCATCCAGTTCAGCGTTTCGGCCCAACCACCGTTGCACGCGGCGAGGATGCCGCTGGCGGTGGCCTGCGCACCGGCGCCGCCCCAATACATGAACGTCGTGCCGCCGATGCCCAGCCCGACAGCCGCGACCGCAACGCCAAGCTCGGCGATCTTCCCGTTGAGCCAATTGCAGACGCCCGGCGAGTTCACCTTGTCGCTGACGGCGCCGACTGCATCGGGCAGCCGCCAGGTCGCGGTGAGCTGCGAGCTGTTGGGATCGCCCGCCGAGCTCTCCATGCGGACGAAGGTCCAGCCATTCGGATGGACGGTGAGGCCCAGCTCCTGGATGGTACCGGCGGTGTTCTGGTCCTTGACGAAGAACTTAACGCCATGGCTCTGCACATCGTAGACAGCCATGATGTGGCCGACCTGAATCGCGCGCGTGCCGAGCTTCCAGGTGCCGCTGCTGTCGAGCAGGTCGACGTAGACCATCTCGATGCGTGCATCGACCTGGACGTCCACATAGGTGCTGGCGAGCGTGACCGAGCCGAGGAGGAATGCCGGCTGCACAACCGCGTCATCGGTCGCGCGGCGCACGCGGGCATAGACGGTGCCGGCGGCGGTGGGGGCCACAGTCACGCGGACCGTCCCGTAACCCTTGCCCGCGCTGCCGCCGGTGATCGTCGAGCGCTGATAGAAAAACTGATTGTCGCCGGCGAGCTGCGTCATGTCGAACGTCGAGGTCGCGGTGGGGGTCGGCGTGGGCGCGGGCGTCGGCGTCACTGTGGCCGCACCCTGATTGACCTGTGCGGCGAAGCCGGTCGCCAGCGCGATCGCGGCCGCCGCAGTGGGCAGAAAGACGCGGCGGAGGCGCTTTAACGGCCCATCCTCGACGATCATCGGGACGGGCGAGCCGCCATCGAGGGCACCGCCGGCCTGGAGCGCGGCGGTCTCGCTCGAATCTGCTGCGGCGGCGACGCCGGCGCGAACGCAGGCCGAGGCGATCGTCGTGTCGACGTCCAGCTGGGTGGGTGGACTATCCGGGAAGCGTGCGTCCCAGAGCCGGATCTTGGTCATGGCAAAACCCCAATAAAAAAGGGCCTGAGGCCCCGTGAAAATCGCTGCGATGTGGGTTGGTCAGATGGTCGGCAGGCGGACCGGCGCCGGCTTGGCGAAGTCGGGTCGCGCCGCCGGATCGGTATTGGGTGCGGGCCAACCATCCTCCGGCGCCTCGTCGCCCAGACTGCGATGCAGGGCAGCCGTCATGCGCAGCCCGCGCTGATCGCTCAGCAGTCCATGCCAGGCATTGGCCGACGCGAAGGCAATGAGGTCGATCGCCAGGCGCCGCGCCGGCTCCGAGGCTTCATCGCGCAGCGCATAGATCGCCTCGCCGAGCCCGCAGATCTGGTCGACCGGCGAAACGTGCGCCGCCTGCTCGAGCAGCGTATCGCGGATGCCGTCTACCTCTTCCGGCAGAAGGGCCATGAACTGCAGCACGGCCAGGCGCGCGGCAGGAATGTCGGTCAAAGCCATAGTGAAGTCCTTCGATAGAAAGCAGGGAGGGCCGATCAGGCGGGGCACCATGTCCAGTCGATCGCGGCGACGATCGCGGCGACGGCCGCCGGCGTGTCTGCGGCTTCAACCTGCAGGCACGCGTCCCGCTCGATCGCGGAGACGTTCCGCCGGATCGCCGCGTGATGGAGCGAGTTCGCGAGATAGCTGGCCAGGATCTCGGTCCGGTCCTGGCCGGTCAGCTGATGCTCGGTCCACGCCTGGGGATAGAGGGCGGCGAACTCTTCATCGGTCAGGATCTCCGGCGACGCTTCCGCCGCGGCGCGGCCCTCGGCGGCCTTCTCGTCATATTCACGCGCCTTCTCGATGCCCGGTGAAAGGTCAGCGCTTTTGTGAATCTCCGCCAGTTCCTTGATGTCGCGAAGCGCGGCATGGATCGCCTTGATCAGCTCGGCCGCCGGATCCGGAGCGAGCGGCACGACGACGATGTCGCCGCCGCTCAATTCGGTATGGAAGAGGGCCGGCGAACCGAGCGCCTTGTCGAACAGCACGATCTCCTCGCCCGGGTTGAGCGGATAATTGTCGACATGCGCCATCGATGGGACGGTCGGCCGGCTGAGGCTCTGCCCTGTGGCGGACCGCACGACGAAGAAGGTCACGCTCGGGTCGCTCATTTCGCGACACTCCTCGAGAACTCGATCATCGCATTTTCGACGCGCACGAACGTGCCCGAGGAGAGCTGGACTTCGAGGATGTAATAGACGCTGCCCGAGCCGTGATTTCTGTCGCGAAAGTCGATGTTGAAGACGCCGGTGCCCGTCGCGACCGACTGGAGCGTGGTGACGTAGGTCTGCGGCCCGCCATTCTCGACCCGCTTGATATAGACGGTCCGCGATCCCGTGCTGACTGTGATGTTGAAGGCCACAGAGATCAGCACCTGGTCGTTGACCGTCTTCACGGTCAGGGCCGAGGTGGCGAGCTGGTAGGTCGGTGAAGCCGATGACAGGTCGGCGATCCCCACCTGGGTGTTGCTGGTCGCGGTGAGGAAGCTGCCCGGCACGCGCGCGTCGTCGTCGACGCCGTTGTTCGCCTGGAACAATGTGTAGGTGATGACGCTGATCGTCGCGAGGGCGCCCTGGCCGGCGATGCCCGAGGCGATGCCCAACGTCGTTTTGAAGGCGGTCAGCGTGGCGACGGCGCCGCCGCTGCTCTCGAGCAGATGGGAGCCGCCGAAGAAGAGGTCGTTGATTGTCGCCAGCGCGCCCTGGCCGGCGATCGCCGCGGCGCTGCGGATCTCGGTGATGTTGGCGCCGAACTCGGCGGGGCGGAGAGCGTTGAGATCGACGTTGGTCGACCAGCGGACCATATTGCCGGACACGATGGCGCTCGTGTCATCCTGGTAGGGCGTGCAGTTGGCGTTCCGCTCGACCTTGATCGCTGTCCAGACCGTGTGGGCGTCGCCGCTGCCATTGTAAGGGTGGTCGCCCCTGCAGACGACGCGAAGCCAGTGGCCGCCGCTGACCGCGGCCGCGGTGCCTTCCCAGCGATCGGACGTCGGATTGTAGGTGAGAGTTTTTGTGACGTACGCGACCGTGCGCGCTGCATCGAGCATCTCGAAATAGGGGGTGAAAGCAGACCCGCCACCACCATAACCGAACATCGAGACAGAGAAGGGCTGGCCCGTAACTTCGCCGATCCAGATGTCATAGAAGGGATAGTTGGAATGCGCGCCAGTGCCGGTGGGCGGGTCGTAAACATAATAGCCGCCGCCGAGCCAAGCTGCCGAGCCCATCCCGATGTAACCGGTGTTGCCCCAACCGAGGTCGGTGGCGGAACGGCCGTCCGTGACGCCGCGGGGATACGGAAAGGTATTGGTCCCTGCATTGACCAGCGACGCGATCGACATCGCGTAGGTCGCCCATGGCCCTTGGCCTAAAAAACCGCTGGCAGTACCGAGCAGCGTCTTGAACGCGGTCAGCAGCGCAATGATGCCGCCGGCGCTCTCGAGCAGATAGCCGGATCCGAAATAGAGGTCGTTGCGGGTCGCGAGCGAGCCCTGGCCGCTGATGGCAGCGGACGTCCTCGTCTCAGTCTTGTTGGCGCCGCCCTCGGCCGGCTTCAAGTTCTCGAGGGGTGTCCCGTCGCCATAGGTGATCGTGGTCGCGCTGACCGGGGCGGAATAGTTCGACCACCAGGCGTTGGACGTCGTCGGCCAGCTGGGCGGCGCATGACCCGAGGCGGGGGTGGCGTTGACGTAGAGCCAGCTCGACTTGTCCGCCAGCTCGACGATGTTGCCCTGACGATAGACCGTGCCGGCGTCATACAGGCCCACGGGCACGATCGAAGCGTCGAAGGCGATCTCGCTCGCGGTGTGCACGCGCTGGGTGACCGCGGCTTTCTGGGCGACGCGCCAATAGGGGGCCGAGCTGGTGAGCTGCGCGACCGAGGCCACCGGCGGCAGGCTGCTGCCGTCGGCCGCGAGCGTGCCGCCGGTGGCGCCGATCGTGACCGGCAGCACATGGAGCGTGCCGAGCCAGTCCATGACCGGAATGGCGTTCACGCTTTGCGCGATCGCGACGATCAGATCGCGCGCGGTCGTCTGCGCGGTCACTGCCCGGCTCAGATTCCAGGGGCAGGCGCTGTCGAGCGCATCGAGCGAGCTCGCATTGACCCGGGAAAGCTGGCCCTTGATCTCTGCGATGCGGTGAATGATCGATCCGGGGCGGCGCACCCAGCCACGCGAGCCGGCCTTGTCCCCCTTCACATGGAAAGTGACCAGGCCTTCCGGCTTGGCACCGAGGCGAACATAGCCGCCAGCCCTGCAGGTCGCCCAACTGCCGCTCGCGATCGTCGCCGCCTTCAGCGCCGCGAAGGTGGGATAGTCGGCCGCCGGCGCACCGAAACGGTTCAACTGGTCGAAGGCGAGCTCGATATCCTCGATCAGGTAGCTCGAGAGCTGATAGATCCAGTTGGTCGCGTCGATGAGCGTGCCGGTGCAGAAGCGCGGCGCACCGATCGCGAGCGGTTTGACATTGCCCTTGAGGTCGGCCGAGCCTTCCGCGTTGCCGGTACCGGCATAAGTTCCGAGCAGCAGCTCATCGAGCCAGCTGTCATCGCAGCCGATCGACAGGGCAGCGACGCCATCGGTGACGGCAGGCTGATCCTTGATCCGGCCGTCGAACAGAGGGGAGAAGCCCGCCCAAGGGGCGCCAAGTTCGCCCCACCAGATCCGGATCCGCGCATCATGAAGGGAGAGGGCGGGCAGGGAGGGCACAGAGTCGACCTGGACGCGGATCTCGCCGGTCGGCGCGACGATCTTGCTCTCGAAGTCGCCGTCGAACAGATCGTAGCGTAGCGTGGGGAGCTGCGCGATCGCCGGCGTCCACTGCGCTCCGTTGAGATGGCAGAGACGATCGTCACTATGGCTGGCGATACGCACGGTGGTCGCGAGGGAACCGCTCCACCCGTCGATCTGGGCAAGATAGGCTTTCATGCGTCGCCCACGATCTGCTCGAGGTCGACAATGTTGCACTGCCACTGGTGCCCGCCATTGGCCTGGGCCCAGACAGTACCGAGCTCGCCGATCATCGGCCCAAAATACATGCGGGTCTCGCGCTGATAGTGCGCGTCCGGATCGGTCAGCAGGAAGATGGGGCCGGTGTTGCCGAGCAGCTCGAGCACCGGCTGCACCGTGGTCTCGACCTCGTCCTTATACATGCGATTGAAGCTGATGCCGGTCGTGCGCAGCTTGACCCCTCGCCGGCGCAGGAAGACGGCGCGGGTCGACCAATCCACCTTGCCGGTGTCCCGCACGCCGAAAGCACCGCCAAAGTCGAAATTGTGCTGGAGCTGGATCCGCTTGCCGATCGCGAGCCGCCCGACAGTGATCGCCGTGTTGTTCGCCGGCGTGGTGATGTGGATCCGCCAGTAGCGCGCGGCAGCCGGGCCGCCGGCGGGCTTCTCCCAATAGCTCCGCCGGCGGCCGCTCGGGATGCTGGCGCCGCCGGCGCAAAGCTGGACGAGCGGATAGCTGTAATAGAGGCCCGCGCCGAAAGTCGGTCCTTGCGCGTCAGTCGCGCAAATCGCGTACATCTGCCAGTCGTTCGTCGCGCCGGTGAGGCCGAGCATGGCGATGGTGTCGATGGGCTGGTCCGAGCCGAGATCGACCGTGAACCAATAAAAGGACGCGTCCGCCTGCTGCGCCTTCCACACGACGCCCAGATGGTCGTTCGCCATGTTCGCCGCAGCATAGCCGGCAAGAGTATTGCTGGCCTGGTAGATCGATATCGGCAACGGCCGCATGAAGACGGCGTTGCTCATCCGAACAGCTCCACGCCCGTTTCCTCGGTTTCGAAATTGACCTCAATGCGCGAGGTGAGGTGGGCGGCATTCACGCCGAGCTCGGCGTCGATAAGGGTCCAGATCGGGATGCCGGCCGAGATGGCCGGCACGACCAGGTCCTGCACCTTGGCGGTGAAGCGCCGGCGCACGACGCCGATCAGGCCGGCGCGGACGGCGAGCGCGGCCGCGGCGTCGGCGGGATCATCGAAATAGCCGGCAGCGGGGGCTTTCTGTCCGTCGCGCGCATTGGGGAAGCGGGCGACGATGGTCGGATTTTCGGCCGACATGATGACGGCCTCGCGCATCGCCGCGGCGATGTCGGCGGGAAGTGCTGACATGGGGAAGCCTCAATATCCGCGGCGTTCGGTGAGCCACCAATTGTCGGTCGACACGCCGGTCGCGGCAGCGATGGACTGCAGCAAGGCGATCTGCTCGGCGTTCTGCGCGCTTTGCTGCTCGAGGATGTTGGCCGTTGCCTGCGTGCTCGTCGCGATGGCCTGGTCGAACGGGTTTGTCTTGTCGGCGCCGGCCGCTTGGGCGTCGATCTGCGCGATCGCCTTCTCGGTCAGCGCCGTGATGGCGTTGAACTGATCGAAATAGCCCTGGGTGGAGCCATAGCGCTGGCGCTCGACATCGAGGAAGGTCTGGGCGGCGCGCTGAAACGCATCGACGTCGATCGCTTTTCCGGCGGCGATCGCCTCGCGATAGGGATCCAGCGCCGCACGGGCATTGGCTTCCTGTTCACCAAGGCCGAGCGGGCTGGCGCTGCCGGCGCGCAGGTTCTGCAGGAAGGACTTCAGCGTCTCGGACGCGGCGCCGGCCGCCTCGATCGCTGCGCTGCGCTCGCGCTTATAGAGCTCCTCGAGCTGCGCCATCTCATCGCCGGTGGCGCCGGCCTCCTTGGCGATCGTCACCAGCTGCTTGAACTTGAGGTTCACGGCATCGATGGCGGCGCCGATCGGATCGGTGAGCTGCTTCAGATCCTTGAATGCGCCCTGCAGGCGAGTGGCCTTGGACAGGCCAAGGTCGATGTCCTGGTTGCTCGTGATGAGCTTTTTGACGCTGGCGCTGATGCCCTGGACGGCACCATCGCCAAGCGCGTCGAGGATGGCAATGCGCAGGGCCTCGTTGGCGTCCTGGCCATTGTAGAGCAGGTTGACGCCGGGCTGGTCGGGATATTTTGCGCTGACCAGCGTCGAGCCTGTTCCAGAAACGCGATAATAGTCCTCGCGCTGGCCGATCGACACATTGAAGGCGCCGGCGGTACCGCCGAGCGCTTCGATGATCTTCTGCAGCGAGCTCTGCAAATTGACCGAGATACCGGAGAGAGCCTGCTGCAGCTCGCCGCTGTTGCCGGCGATCGCGGCGGGCGCCGACACGCTGGTGACGACGGCACTGGCGCTGGGCTTCGATCCGCCGAACAGGCCGCCGAGCAAGCTGCCGGCGATGCCGCCCAGGATGCCGCCGATAGGGCCGAGGACCTCGCCGAACTTGCCCAGCATCTTGCCGAACGCACCCTTGGCCAGTTCCTTGCCGGCCTCGGCGCCGATCTCACCGCCGAGCGCGCCGCCGACCTTGCTGCCGCCAACCAGGCTAGCACCGGCCAGTCCGAGGCTGACGTTGCCGCTCAGGCGCTTCAGCGTCTCATTGGTCTTGGTCCCGCCAAAGATGTCGCGCGCGGCCTCGGCCGCAATCTTGGAGGCTGCGGCGAGGCCCTGCTTCTCAAAGCGCTGCCAGAGCACGTCCAGGCCGCCGCCCATGACGTCCTCAATATCACGCGCCAGGTCGCGCAGCTTGTCCTGGTCGATCTCGAGGGCGATCTTGAATTGGCCGTTTGCCAGTTCGGAGATCTCGGCCAGCCCTTCGTGGAGTGATCGAACGCGGGCGAGCCGATCCGTTTCAGTGGTCTTGAGTTCCTGGGACCAATCGAGCTGGAGGCGCTGCGCGCCCGGAATCCGCTGATAGGTGTCCAGCTGCAGCTGGGCGGCGCGATAAAGCGCCTGCTGCGCGTCGTTCAGACGCGGAAGGTCCCCGTCGGCCGCGCCGGCCAGACCTGCGCGCCAGGCTGCGAGGAGATTGTTCTGCTTCTCCGCCGCCTTCGCCGCTCGAGCTGCTGCCGTTTCGGCCTTCTTGTCGGCGCGTTCGTTGGCGCGCTCGACTTCTTCGGCCGCCTTCTTCGCTGCTTTCTCGCGGGCTCCGTCGGCATCGCCCTTCTGGCGAGCCGCCCTCTGCTTCTCGAATGTATCGAGGGCAAGGTCGGCATCGGAAAGTGCCTGCTGAGCCTGTCGCCTCCGCACTGCACGGTCAATCATCGCCGCGCGGCCGGAAGGCGTCTCCTTTTCGATCTTCGCTAGCGCGGCCTCGGCGAGCTTGCGCTCGTTGCTGACGACGTCATATGCGGCCTGGTCAATCTGGCCGCCGGCACTGGTCAGCCGCTCGATCGCCTTGCGGAGACCGTCGACCTTGTCCTTGGATTTATCGGCATCGTCGCCGAGATTGAGCAACTTCTCACCGACAATGCCGATGATGGGCAACGCAACGCCCAGAGCAATGCCCCACGGCCCGCTCATGAACCGAGCGAAGGCTGCGAACTTACCGCTCGAGCCCTGGGCTTCATTGCCCATCATCTGGATGGCGCCAACGAGCTGCGGCGCCTGCATCGAAAAGGCGCGAATGACGCCGGTACCACCGGCCACTTGGACCCAGAAATCGCCGACCTGGTTGCCGGCGTTCTGCCAGGCATAGCGAGCGTTGTTGGACGCGCCGGCGGCGACGTTCTGCGCTCGGGTGACGTCGCCCAGTTCCGCCTGCAACCGCTCGAGCGCAATGATCTCTTCGCGCGCGGCCGCCGCCTGCAGCTCGAACTTGTCGGCAACGCCCTGTGCGGCCTGAAGCTCGATCTTCATGGCTGCCGACACCTGGTCGGTCGATCGGTGGACCACCTCCAGCGCCTGGGCGAGCGCACGGGCCGCAGCGGCCTTTTTCTCCGCCGCTGCCGCGCTTGATTTCAGGCCAGGAAGATCGAGGTCGAGGACCGCGGCGCTTTCGCCGGTGGCGGCCATCGCGCGCCGGATCGTCTCTTTGATCTTGCGCTCGGCCGCAATGAGGCCAGGCGCCAGCGCAGGTTCAATGGCCTTGCCCGCTTCCTCGCCAGCCTTGCGGACCTCGGGCGCGAGGGCGCCAAGCGTCTGCTTCAGCTTCGCCGAGAATTTCTCACCGTTGAGCCCGAGCTCGGCGGTCAGCTGTGCGGCCATGGGGCCTCCAAATTTCTATCAGTCGCCGGCAAGGGCAGCAGCTGCTCGATCGACGCGATCGAGGCGGCTCTCGGCGTTTCTGATCAAGCTGGCCATGCGGCGCTCGGCGGCCTTCTCGATCGAGAATTTTCCGGCGAGCCGCTGGAACGGGATGAGGATGAACATGGGCACGTCCACACCGGACGGCAGGCGCGCCATAAGCATGACGATGGACTGGCGGCCCTCGTCGACCGGCCGCAATTCTATGCCGTGGGACGATTCCCATTGCTCCGGTGTCAGGTCCCGACCGCGGCCGCGCGGTCCGGCAAACTCGGTGGGGAAAGCAAACCAGTGCGCGCGCCTGGGCGTGCTGATGCCCTCGCGCGTGAGATAGTCGATTGCGCCCCGGGTCCGTTTGCCGCCGTCGACATAGACGCGGCCACGGGGTGCATAGGCCGGCCGGCCAGCGCGGGGATAGACCTCGCTCTGCCAGGCCTTCCACAACTTTCCGCCGGCAGCATTGCGCGTGAGGTCCTCGAGATCCTTTTCCAGGCCGCGCGTTTCGCTGCGCACGGCCCGGGTCAGGTGTGTGAGGACGGCCGTGATGAGGGCATTCGTCTCCCGACCCAGCAAGCCGGCGTCGATCGAGAGGCTGAAGCTCATGTCGGCTTGTCCTTCTCGATCATGTCATCGAGGATGGCGAAGGCGTCCATGAGCGCGGCAGGTTGATCCTGCCATCCGCCGGCAAACGGATAGGGCGTTGCGCCTCGGCCGCCGAAAAGGCCTACGGCCGCTTGCGTGCGCGCCCGCGCCCAGACGTCGACGACGAAGAGCGCCCAGCGCGGGACGACGAGCCGGGGGTTTTCGTCATATTGGTCGTCTCCGATGATCCACCCGCCGTCGACGGTGCGCCCATATTCGAAGTCGCCGGGGCGGCGTCGGACTTCGAGAGCGCATCGGAGTTTTTTTCCTGCCCGCCGCCAAACTGCAGATTGTAGGCGGTCCATCCAGCGACCCGCAGCAAGGTAGGGTCGACCCCCGCAAGAGCGGCCGCGGTAACCTGGCGATCGATCCCGATCGCGAATGCAGTGTCGACATTCTCCCATCCGCAGCAGTACCGGCGAAACGCAACGAGCGGGATCGCCGACTTTCGACGTTCCTGCTGGGCGACGAGCAGCCGGTAGGGCGGCCAATGCTGTGCGAGCTGACCGAGCGCGCCAGTCAATATGGTGCGGTCGTCATCGCTAAGCGTGTCCTCGCCGCCACCAGTGGCGTTGAAATCCGCTTCCTGCAGGGCGATGAGCTCCGGAGCCGAATCCCCGCCGAGTTTGGCGAAGCCATCGACGATTGCCTGATGCAGTGCCCAGGGCCAGACCACCGGGGCGAGATATTCCCCGGCCAAGTCGCGCTCCATGGCTTCGCGCTCGAGCACGTCGCCGGCGCGCAGCATGAAGACGGGCGCATTGGGCATGCCCACCATGAAGGAAGGCGTGAAGGGGAGGGCCGCGGCGGCCGACGTGGAAGTGATGATCATGCGCGCCTCACCAGAAACAGATGATGATTTCGCCGTCGCGGCCGTTGCTGTCCTTGCCGGGCGAGGTGACTGCGTAGCGCTGATTCTCGGTCCGCAGCGCGCCGGTCTTGGTGGGATCGGCAGCGATCGGCCGGAGCTCAGGCATCGTCATGGCCCAGCGATTGTTCGCGCTGCCCATGTACCGGATGAGGCCGGAATAGACCTGGTTGCCGGTGATTTCGCTGAGCACGCTCCGGACGGACACCAGGCTCTTCTTGGGGTCGCATTCCAGACGGGGCTTACGCTTCCCGAGGATGGCGGCACCGAAGCCCTGCGGCGTGTTGGGATCGGTCGGTGATTCCTGCGTCGCCTGCCAGTTCATCGACCACTTGCCGATCGGGAGCTCGAGACGCTTCACGAGGAAGGCCGGGTTCGGATTGCCGATACCCATAACCAGGTTCGGCGCGGGATGGCTGGGCAGCGTCACCTGGGGAACGGCGGCAGACTCTTCGCCGACGAACACGCCCATGAATTTGAGCGTGAGAAATCCGGGCTTGGCGGTGTCGCCCCCATTCTCGGTCGGGATGCCTCGCATGCCGGTGAATTTGAGCAGGTTGCCATCCTCGTAGATGTAGAGCGTGCCCGAGGGATGATCGGTGACGCGCGCGGCCGCGTCGGCCGGCGACGTGCCGGCATAGGTCCAGTTGGCCGGAATGGCGGCCTGCGTGGTGTTGTCGAGTGGCGTGGTGAAGTTGTCTGCCAGGGTCGCGACCTTGCCCGCGCTATAGTCGGTGATGAAGGTCGTGCGGCCAGCGCCCGGGCCCACCGAGAGCGCCAATGGCATGCCCCGATAGCTCTGCGCCGTCGAAGCGAAGCCGGTGCCGAGCGTCGCCGAGGTGGCGCTGCCGGCGGTGAGCGCCGCGGCCGCGATCGCCGCGGTGAAGACGCCGCGCAGGCCGCTGGCCGAGAGCAGCGAGTGACAGGGCGGCTTGGCCGTGCTGGTATAGGCGGCACCGAGGCCCTTGATGCGGAAGCGAAGCGTCACCTCGGCCGGCTGACCGACGATCAGCGGCGCACCGCCGACCAGGCTGCCGGTGTTTTCGTCGCTGTCTTCCTCGGTGAAGGGCGAGTTGTAGGTGTAGCCGTCACCTTCATAGAGAACGGCGTCGGCCGCGGTCGGCCCGGCGTCCACGCCTTCGGTCGTTTCCAGCTTGAACAGCACGGCGCTGTTGTCCGGACGGATCGTCTGGTACATTGCAATTGCTCCCTTTTTGGGCGGATTTTCAGAAGGTTTCGGGGTTGCCGCGGCGGGTCACGAAGGTGATCTCGAAGTCGAGCTCGAAGCTGAGGCGACGCTTGCTCGCAAGCTTGGCGACCTTGACCTGCATGTTGCGCTCGACGATCTCTTCGATGCCAAGGGCGGGATCCTCGAGCGGCATGATCGCCGCGACGGTCTTTGAATAAAGGGCATTGAGCGCGGCGCTCGCGGCGCTCCCGCTGCCGCCTTCGACAAAGCCGACAATGCCGAGGTTCATCTGGTACCGGACCGAGCCTATCTCGGTTTGCGGCACGTCAGCCTGGCCATCGTCGAAGATCTGGAGCGCATCGAACTGGGAGGGATCGCCGCTCGGCATTCGCTCGATCTCGACCGCACCGGTGGCGCCCAGGGCAGCCTCGACGGCGAGGAGGATTTGCTCGCGGACGGCCGTCACGATGCTTCCTCGACATCGAGGATCCACGCGTTCGCGATCCGGCTACGGGTGGGATTGATGACGGACCATTCGCCCGTCTCGTGAACGATGATATCGCCGTTGCGCGGCGTTCCCGGCAGGTCCGTGATCTGAATCTCGAAGCTGGCTTTGCGGAGCGTAGCGCCATTGCCCGTGAAGGTCGGCGCAGCTTCCTCGCAATAGACAGCCGGGATCGCGTCACCATCGAGGCCGGCGCCCGTATAGGTGATCGGGTCGGCGAACTCGGCATGGATCGAGGCGAGCTCGTCGGCGTCGCGCATGGTCAGGCCTTCGCGACCGGCTTGTGCAGGACCGCTGAGCCGTCGCGCAGCCAGGCGCCCGCTTGCTTCACGGTCAGACCAGGCGAGGGGACCTTTAGGATGGTGCCGGCGTCATTGAAGACGGGGACGCCCGGGCGCGCCGGATCGTTGGCGATCGCCTTGGCGGTGTGGAGGACAATCTGGCGCATCGATGCGGCTCCAGGATCTGGATGTGAAAAAGGCGGCGCCGATGAGGGCGCCGCCAGTCAGGGGGATAGGTGAGAGCTGGCGCGCTTAGGCGGTCCAGCCCTGCTTCAGGATCACCAGGCCGACCGTGGCGGCCGAGAGTGCGCCGGCGGCCGCGACACCGATGAAGGTGTTGCCCGAGGCCGTGCTGGTGACGCGCCTGTTGGTGTTGTCCCAATAGAGCTTGGTCACGTAGGCGGTCCACGCCTCGCCGACGTTCTTGTTGAGCTCCCAGACTTCACCCGTCCGGACGCGACCCTCGACAGGCGCGCCGCTGGCGGCATCGTTGAGCGCGATCGCGAAGATCACGCCGACCAGGAAGCCCTGACCGCTCGAAACGGCATAGGGGGCGGTGAAGGTGAGGGTATCACCCTGCTGCTTGAGGCCTTTTGCCATGGCGGCTTACTCCTTGGGTTCGGCCTTGGCGTTCTTCGCCTTGCCGTTGGGGGTGGGGTCGGGGGTGGGGTCGGACGGCTCGTCCGGGCCAGCGGCCTCGGCCGCTGCGGCGGCCGCTTCCGCTTCGAGCAGCTCGGCCGCTGCAGCTTCAGCCGCTGCGGCGGCTTCAGCGGCGGCCTCGAGCTCGGCGATGGTCTCTTCCGTAACATCCGTGGCGGTGCCGAAGTCGATCAGACGCTTGCCTTCGTCCTCGGTGACGGGGATGGCGCCGTCGGAAGGGTGCTTACGCTCGCCGTGGACCAGAGCGGTGATGGCGAGGGCGATGAACATGGTCTTTTCCATGCGAAGTCTCCACAAACGGAACGGGCGGCCATTAGCCGCCCGGGTTCCCGCGCTAGAAGTTGAGGAAAAGCCGAGCCTTAGCCGGCCTGCTTGTAGCCGTTGCGCCAGCCAACGGCGCCGCAGCCATAGTCGTGGCGAACCTTCCACTCGACGCCGTCGACGCGCCAGCCTTCCTCGCTGTCGACGAAGGGCTCGGTGACGCCATTGAGGAAGGCGACCTCGAACGCCGGCGCGACCTTCGGATCGGCAAATGCGTAATAGTCGACGCCGGGGAGGCGGGGCGTGCCGACCACATCGCTGAGCATGCCCTTCACGATGTTGGGCTTCTGCAGCTTGTTGACGGCATCCGGATCATATTCGCTGCCATTGACCACGCTGGCCGCGCCGCGGATGCTGAGCGGGAAGAGGCCGACGTCCGGACTGACTTCCAGATAGTCGTTGCCGCTGATGTCCATCTGCTTGGCCATTGCCACCTGGATGGCGTCGAACGCCGCAACGCTCGGCGGCGCGCTGACAGCGTTGAGGTTGCCATGGCTCGCGTGGAAGAACGGAACGCCGTCGTTCATCACCGGGTTGGAGGCGAGCAGCGCATAGGCGTCGACTTCGATCGAGAGCTTGGCGGCGCGGCCGAGATCCAGTGCGAGGCCGGAGAAGACCTCCATATCGTCATTGACGATCGCCTGGCGCGACAGGTTGATGATATTGCCCTTGGTGCCGGCCTTGATCGATTCCTTCGCCAGGTCGGGGATCGGCTTGTTCTTGAACTCGCCGGCCTCGTTCAGGGCGTCGAGGGCGCCGAAGCTGCCGCGAACATAGCGGGTGTGCAGGCGGAAGTCAGTGACCGTGCCCTGGCCGCACCAGCGCGACCAGGTGTCGGGCGTGATGGTGTAGGAGGCCTGCAGGATCTTGTGGACCGCCAACTCGAACAGGATCGGGAAATCGCCCGTGGTCTGGGTGATGATGGCGCCGCGCGGGTTGCCGACGAGCAGCTTCGCATACATGCCGTGACGCTGCGGATCCATGGCAGCGAGGGCGCCGCGGACAACGGCCTCCGGATCGCGCCCGATATTGCGCACGCCCATGTTGATCAGCGATTCACGCGCGAGGTCGCTGTTGCGCATGCCGCGGAACTCGCCCGGATCGATCCGGAGAGTCTGGCCGCGCGCTGCGGCCGCCTTCTCGACCTGGCCGGCCACGCCGGACTTGACGAGCAGCCAATTCACGGCGCCCTCGACCCACTTCTCGCGCGCGTCGACCGTCACGGCCACCTGGCTGTGGCCGATATTCTGCGCGTCGGTCTTGGCGGCGAGCTTCTCGAGGATCTTCTCACCGGCCTGCGCCATGGTGAAATCCCCGGCGGCGAGCTCTTCGATGAAGTCGTCATCCATGCCGTGCGTGCGGCCGAGGGCACGAATGCCGGCGACGCGCTGGCGCTCGGCGGCGAGCGCTGCATTGGTGGCGTTGGTCACATCGACCGTGGTGAGGGCCGAAGGGGTGGGCGACGGCGTGGGGGTTGCCGCCGGATTTGCCGGATTGGGCATGTCAGTCTCCTGGGTGGTGGAAGCGGCGGCTGCCGTTCGCTGGGGTCCCGCCATCGCCATGGCGGCGATGCGGGGGCTGTCCGGGGTCTTCTTGAACCCGAAAGGTTTGACGAAGCAGGCCTCGACCGTGATCGGTTCGCCGGCGATCGCCGTGATGAAGCCCTGCTCGAACGCCTCGGCTGCGGTCAGCCAGGTCTCTTCGTCGAGCATGGGGATGAGCTCGTCGGCGCTAAGGCCAGTGCGCTTTGCGTAGATGCCGACCATCTGGTCGCGGATCGTATCGAGCTGGTCGGCCGCGCGGCGCAGCTCGGCCGCGTCGCCACATGCGCAATCCCAAGGGTTGTGAATCATCATCAGCGCATTGTCGGCCATGATGATGTGCTCGCCGGCCATTGCCAGGATCGAGCCCATGGACGCGGCCAGGCCGTCGACATGACAGGTGACCTTGCGGCCCTTGGCGCGTTCGCGGACGATCGCATTGTAGATCGCGAGGCCCTCCATCACATAGCCGCCCGGGCTATTGATGCGGACGTCGAGATCATCGTCGCCGGCCGAGATCATCGGGACGATCGTATTGGCGTCAAGACCGTCCCAGCTGTCGCCGACGATCCCGTAAATCAGGATTTCCGTCATTTACTTGATTCCTTCGGAGGTCGCCGCGTTGGGGTCCGTGGGCTGACCGACCTGCGTTACGCGGCGGGGGTCGATGTCGAGGATGAGGCCGAGCCGATCGAGGCGGTCGAAGTCCGCCTTCATTTCCTCGAAGAAGGTGTCCGGATCGTCGCCATTTTCCCTGACGACTTGGCTTGGCGTCTTCTGTCCGGAGCGCACGGCGTCACGGTTCGCCTTCACCTCCTCGGCCGGATTCAGCATCTCATGCTTTGGCGGGGTGTGCTGCACGGTGACGCCGGTCAGATCGTGGCCAAGGATCGCCAGCGCCTCGAGCATCCAGCGCTCCACGGCATGGCAGAATTGCGGGATGAACATGTTCCACTGCCAGGTGGCCAGTGCGCGATTGAAGGTCAGGCGCCCGAAGCGGCCCGATATGAAGCTGACCTGGCTGATGTCGCCCGTGAGCAGCTCATAGGGCACGCCGAGGCCGGCCGAGACAGCGCGCTGGGACACGCGCGAGAAATCCATGTAGCCATCGATGCTGGGCGGGTTGGCGAATGTGACGTCCTGGCCCGGTGACAGCAGCGTGAGGGTGCCAGGCTCGATGTAATCGAGTTCCGGACGCTCCTCGTCCTCCTCGACGCCAGGTAGCTGGCCTGTGCCGTCATCCTTGACGAAGCCGGCGAAGCTGGCCGCGATCTTCTGCCGATTAAGCTGCGCGTCCTCATAGTCAGCGAAGTCCTTCAGTCGAAGAATGACTGGTGCGAACCAGGTGGCGCCATGTTCCTGTTCCGGCCGATCGGCGCGAAAGACATGCGCGACGTCGGCTGCCTGGACGAAGGTGGCGGATCGATCGGCGCTGCGCGCGGATCCCGGATGGTCGTTGTACAGCCAATAGCCGGTGCGCTTGCCGATCGCGTCGAACTCGATGCCATGCACTGCGAACCCGCCTTTACCGGCGGCGGTCGGGCCGTGCTTAGTCGGATCAATATAGTCCGGCTCGAGCAGCTGCAGCTGGAAGGGCAGGGGCAGGCGATCGCTCTTGCGGCGCCAGCGCCGGCGCAGCAGCACGGCGCCGCTCACCACGATCGTGCGCGCCGCCTGCAGCTGGAGCCCATAGAGGTTGAGCCGGCCACCGGAATCGCAGCTTGTAGTGTCGAAATGGGCGCGCGCGATCTCGCTCAGCGCCTTGTCGATCTTGCCATTGCGCAGGATCTGGAAGGTGATGCCGGTGCCGACCATATGCTCGGCGATCTTGTTGGCGCCGCTATGGGCCCAAGGGTTGTTGCGATCGAGATCTCGGGCAACGCCATTGAGCGCCGCGCGCGTCGCCGGCGTCAGCTCGCTATTGGCATCGAGGCGGTTGCGGCGCCATCCGGCCGCGCGCCGGCCAAGGGTCGCGCCATCATATTCGGCGCGCGCACGGCCGCGTTTAACTTTCGGCCCCCCATTTGAGGGTGGCACGATCGGGGCTTCTGGCGCCGGCGCCGACGTGCGGCCCAGGAACCGGATGACGGATTCTCGCAACCCCATGTCAGAGGCCCGATCGATAATAGGGGGTGCGCGCCCGACGCCGGCGGCCAGCGGCCGCCTCGGCCTGGACCTGAACCGCCGCCGCAATGACCTTCTCGGCCGCAAGCATCTGGTCGAGCGACTGATATTCCTTCTTGCGGCCATCGGCGAAGGTGACGGCCTTCACGCCCGTGGCGATCGCCTTGCGGATCGTGGTGAGGTCGGCTTCGGTAAAGCTCATCGCTCAGCGTCTCCGGGTCGTGAAAGGGTTCGGCCGGCGGGGTTTCGCGGCCTTCGGCGGCGCCTTGGCCGTTGGCGGAGGCGCGGGGCGGGTTGGGAGCGCAGTCGCGGCGGCGGCCGGCGTCGGTGATCGTGCGGGTTTCGGTGGCGGAGGCGGTGCCGACGGGGGCGGCGGCTTGGGCAGCTTGTCCTCGCCGCGCACCTTGGACCATTGCAGCGGTGTCCAGAGATCGACGCCCAGGCCGATCGCGACCGCCCGGGCGTAAACGGCATTGTCGAGCCCTTCGTTGCGGTCGCGGACCTTGTGCCACTCGCGTTTCACCCCGCCCGTGCGGGTCTTCTTCATGCGCAGCTCTTCCGAGCAGAGCTGCTTAATCAGCTCGTCACTCATGCCGTCGGGCAGGAAGACGAAGCCGTCCGGATATTCCTCGCCGTCGATCGGCTTCTCGAGCTGCAGATTGCCGTAGAGCTCGAGCTTCAGCATCGAGGTGCCGACGTTCCAAAGGCGGACGCCGCGCTTGAGCGTGCGGCCGTTGATCGTGATGTCCTGCCAGGTGGGCGAACCGATCGCCTGCGCCATGGCGAGCATGTGGCGGCCCTTCACCGCCATCGCGAACCCGGGCCAGCGTCGGGCCCAAGTGTAAATCTCCATCGTATTCTCACCGTCACCGGTGTCGACGGCCGCGCGCGCCAGGCGCATCTGCCGGCCGTCCTGCGACGTCCACGTCTGGGCGAGCTTCTGGTCGAGCTCCGTCCAGGTCTTCTTGTCGCCGATCGGGCCGAAGACCTCGATCCGCTCGACAAACGCGCGCTGCCGCTTCGGCCCGAAGGCCCAGATATCACAGTCCAGTCGGCCGCCGCCGCCGCGCTGCACGTCGACCGACGCGATAAGCAGGCCCGCCCAGGCGGGAGGGGTGCCGAGCCGCATCGACTTTTCGCGCCTCTCGTAAAGGCGCTGCCATTCCGGCGCTTCACCCTTCTCTTCGAAGGCCTCGCCGAGCACCTGGTTGACGAAGGTCCGCAGCAGGTTCGGGTCTTTGTAGACCTCCAGGAACTCGCGGGCGATGTGCAGCCAGGACGCGGCCGGCAGCTGGCTGTAGGCGGTCCAGATATGGAACGACCGATGCCGAGGGCCCGCCTCCGGATTATGGGCCCGCCATTCACCCTGTTCGTCCATCGAGAGCTTATGGCTCTCGTCGATCTCGCAGCCGTTGACGCACTGGTACCAGGCGCGCGTGGGGTTCTTCTTCGGCGCCCACCGGATGCCGGTACCGGAGCCGTCGCCAAAGACGAGCGGCTGCATCTCCCCACAATGGGGGCAGGGCAGATAGCGATATTCCTGCGTGCCGAGCTCGAAGAGCGCATCGATCCGGCTGTGGCCCTTGACCTTCGGCGTGGACCCCGCCGCATTGAAGCGCCGCGGCGAGGACAGGTTGCGCTTGAAGGCCAGACGAGCCGGGTCGCCCTCGTCGCGTGCCGACCAGGGATAGCCGTCCGGCTCCTCGAGGATGACGTCGTCGGCGGTGACCCGCCTAAATTCCTTCGGGCTGTTGGCGCCCTTGATCTGGATCCAACCGCCGCGATAGCGTTTTGCGCGGATTTGGTTGTCGCGATGCCGGGCCTTGAAAGTGGCGACCTTGCGGACCGCTGGCCACTGCAGCACCGGGTCCAGATCGTCGCGGCTATATTTCTCCGCGTCGTCGATCGTCGGCTGATAGATGAGCGATCGCGCCGGATCGACGGAGATGCGATAGCCCAGGAAGCACTGGACGATCGTCGAATAGCCGATGCGGCTGCTTTTCCGCACCGAGACCTGCTCGGTGTTAGCGTCCGTGAAAGCGTCTGCGATGCCGTGCTGAAATGGATAGGGCCGGAACTTGCTCCCGTCGTCGAGGCGGCCGTGCTCGACCATCCACACCGACAGCGGAACGCGCCGCTTAGGCTTGAAGGCGGTCAACCAGGTTCGGGCCGATTGGGCGAGGCGAACGCCCCTTACCCGGATCGGCTTAATCCCGGTCTGCTTCGCTGCCGTCCTCGCCATTCCCGCCGCCGCCCGCCTCTTCTTCGACGCGCGCCATGCTCAGATCCTCGAGCGCATCCGCGATCGCGGTCTCGATCCGCGTCCGCAGCTTCGCGTCGCCCTTCGCGACGGCCGCGCCGACCAGGCTGAGCCTGGCGACGGCCGCGGTGATGACCGTCATGACTGCGGTAGTCATGTCGCTCACCGAGGCGAGCTCGCGCCGGCGTTCCGCGTTGTCCATGGCCTTGGCGTCGGCCTGCTCGGCGACCAGGCGCGCGCGCTGCTCGTCCAACTTCAGCTTGTCGCCGGCGCCGCCCTCGGTCTTCAGTTCGATCCAGGCCTCGAGATTCTCCGCCCAGGTCGCGCCCTCAACTGGAAGGTCGCCCTTGGCGCGGAGCTCGCCGACCCAGCGGCTCGAGATCCCGAGCAGCGCCGCGATCTGGGGCCGCGACGGCTCTTCGAGATCAATTTCCAT